CCAACCCCCGTAGGAGCCAATATAACACCTATCTCACCCTTTGCAAGACCACCCTTAAGTAATCTGTCAATTCCTGGTATTCCGATTGGAATTGGGTGTCTAAAATCCTCGTCTAATACCGTATCAAGGTTAGAAAATATATCGGTTGTACCCATATCTCTTTCTCCAACTTGTAACGCCAAACGAATTAATCCCTCAACTTTATCATAAGATTCAAAATCACCTTCAGTGATAATCTTTTGAGATTTGTCCATCGCTTTTTGAAGTTCTTGTTGTTTACAAAACTTCAAAGCCTTTTCTTGAACAAATTGAGTCCCTTCAAATGGAGCATCTTTGATTTGTGAAATAGTATCAAGAACGATTTTAGCAACCAATTCTTGTGAGATTTCGGATTTAACGATTTGTTCAAGAGTGTCAAAGTTAGGGGTTGACTGATATTTCGCATGATACTCCTTTGTCATCTGTAGGATGATTTTAAAGTACTTGTTATCAAAATAAACACTTTCAATTACATCCATAATTGATGTTGAAAATTCTTTATCTACAATAAGTTGGTTTAATAATTGTATTTGAAATGTGTTCCCTAAATAATCAAAATTCTTGTTCATATATCGTTTTTGTAATCCCTTGTTTTATTAAATAGTTACTTTCTTAGGTCAAGACCCAAATAATCAAAACTTAATTTTCGGGATGAAAAAATGTAAGTCAATTCTCTCAAAACTTCTTTCAAAAATGGTCGTACGTCAACCGTATAACGAACTTTTGGTGGGAATAATTTTCCATCAAAAAATCTATGACAAATTGTCTGTTCTCCAACTTTGATGTAAAGGTTAAATTGCTCACTTCCCTCGGTAAATGATGTATTCATAATTGATGAATCACTCATAATTGCTTCTGTGTTGTCAATCATGTAGGTGACCGTTTTCATCTTTAAATGATACTCAAGTTCTTGTTTGAATTGTATCATGTAGTAATACAATTCCAACGAATTTTTTGCGTTTGGATTGAATCCTCTAACATTGAAAAATCTTTGAACAACAATGTTGTCATTCAATGTCATCAGGAACTCCATTTTGGTGCTGTCTTGTTCTTTCATATTTAATTTTTGTTTGTGTTTCTTTTTTCTTTTCTAATTAATTTCATAAATGGTTTTAGGAAGTTTACCCACGCCTCATCATCTTTTGGTAGGTATTTGAAAAGTCCGTCTTCCATCATCATTCTCATCAAGTTTTTATATCCTCTATCAGTTGGGTCTATAGTATCATTTAATATCTGTGTCACCAATTCTTTTCCATCTTCAGTTATTAAAGGATTAGTTAAATCAACAATCTTTTTGTTTGTTGTATAGAACTCTTCCCCAAATATAGTTGATTTTGTCTTACCTTCCAAAAGGTTAACCAATGTTTTTATAGGTTTCTTTTGCGGGATATTTCGTGCATAATCCAAGATTTCTTCTACTGTGCATGGTTTCTCCTGCACCTGAGGGAAATATTTGATTAATGTTTTTTCCCCAAGCCCTTCAATTCCACTGATGTTATCGGATTTGTCCCCTGTAAAGATTTTAGTTAATAATACATTATAGTGGGGGATATCAACCTTGTTAATGGTTATCATATCCCCATTCTTATAATATTGTTTTGATATTGGTGAATAAATGGTTACCCTCTCGGAGATGAGTTGGGTAAGGTCTTTGTCCGCAGAGAAGATTATAATATCCTCATCGGTCGCAATTTGTGTATAAAACGCCATAAGGTCATCCGCCTCGTTGTTAACCATTTCAACCTGACGAACAAATATTTCTTCAAGGTATTGTTTAACACGGGACTGTTGATACAAATACGATTCGTACTTGTATTCATTCATATCCTGTCTTCTGTTCGCTTTATACTGGGGGTAAATCGACTTTCTAATGGATGAATTAGATTCACCATCCCAAAAGACAACAACCTTATCGTGATTATGTTCTACAAGAAATTTTTGTAAGGTGTTAATAAAATGGTAAATCCCACCTAAGTGTTCACCATTATTGTATAAATTTCTAGTACCATGGAATCCAATTAACAGGACATTATTTCCATCAACTAATAATGTTTTTTTCACGAATATGTTTTAAAGTGTGAACAATTTTTTTTACTATTTTACTATCTAATTTCAGTAATAATAACTTGTTTAACGTTACTTGTCAAATTATTAGTATCTCTTATTTTTTTTTCAGCCTCAGAATGTGAATTTCCATTCATATTAATTGTTGTTTGTAAATTAGTTTTACCACCACCTTCATAAATTAAGGTGTAACTTACTTTTTTATTTTCTGACATAATTGTTATTTTTTTTAATTAATCTTCATCATCTGATATAACATTAGGGATAATATCATCCTTAAATGTTATACTACCTTCACCACCAAGAATTTTATTCCAATATTCGGAATATTCTTTTTTGTATTTATCAATTGCGGATTTATCATCTTTAATGTATCCTTGAGGAACAGCAATTATTTTACCATCCTTAAACGATATCCCATTCACATGGTTTTTCAATATTGATATTTTAGTTCTAACCGCATACGATATTGTCCTACTATTTTTAGTTGCGGTAATATGGCTAATTCCCGATTTCTTTTGATTACCAAATAAAAATACAATACTTGATGCTAACCATAATGCCTCTCCACCCTTGGCTTTTATTTCTGGCTGACCAAAAGGGTTATCTGCGGGGAGTACCCATGGCTGATTGATTACGACTAATGTATTATAATAAAGATAGTCATCTTTTTTTGATTTAGATATTCTAGAATGAACACCCATACCTATTTTATCCGCTAATACTCCAGCCGTGTGCATTTTACCTCCGGCTCCATTAAATGTCATCTTACAAGGAATACTTCCAACGCTATCCCATAAGAAAAGAAGACTATACGATATGTCTCCATTTTCTTGAGCATCAATTATATCATTAATAAATTCGGTCGCTTGTTCAACATAATCAAAACTATCATTAAAAATAAATTGACCATCCCACTCCCCATTCTCATTTTGTTCAGCCTCTAAACCCAATTCTACAGCGTGTTCCCAACTCCATTTTTTTTCTGTTATTATAAACACCGGTAGATGTCCTTTTTTTTGAGCATCAACCGCCGCCAATATCATTGCTGTTGTTTTTGAGGAATTTGAATGTCCCAAGAACATATTGATACCCCCCATTACAGGTCCGGGTAAACCACAAGCGTCCATAAAAGCTTCACCGCAGTTATAGAAACTCTCAGGTTTGTATTTTGTTTTTGTAGAGAACTTACTCTTTATATTCTCTAATGAGAATTCTTTCTTTTTAATTGCCATATTATGTGTTATATAAATTTAATCATGTATGGCACCATACAAGATACCATACATGATGTGTTTTGTTTTATTAGAAAGGTAAATCTGTGTCAACCTCGTCATTTGATTGAGGGTCAACGATAGGTGCTTTTGTTTCAGCCTTTTTAGACCCACCCATTGATGTTGTAGATTCGGTATCGTTACCGTATACATAACCACCTTTATCACTATCCCATTTTGGAGTTTCTCCACGAGCAATTGCCTCAAGATAGTCAACAGGTTTTTTAGAATATACATCCAACCAAGTCAACTCGTCATTAATCCAAGAATCACCTTGAACTTTTTCTTCGTGTATTGGTGTTGGGTCGTCATACATAACTGTAGACACACTTGTGTATTCTTTACCTGCAGGTGTTTTAGATTTTGTCAATTCAATGATAAGGTCTCGTCCTTTTTCAGGGTCAGTGATATCACCTTTGTTTCTCCAAATTGGGATGATTTTATCCAAGATACCATCGTTCTTGTAATTGTGTTTAAATCTCCAAAATTTTGGACCGTCTTCTTCTCTGTCTCTATCAATAACCTTTACAATATAGAATTTACGAGACTTATATTGTTTCGCTAATTCTTTATCAGATTCTTTACCTGTTGACATCAATTCTTCATAGACCTCATTTAAAGGTGAACGCTCATTGTCATTCTTTCCTGGGTCATAAAATTTTTGCCATTGCCCACCTACTTGTATTTCGTGATACCAAGCTTCTTTAAATGGTGAAGAACCATCACTCGTAGGTAAGATTCTAACTCTTCTTTGTCCAGATTGCTCCTTATCACCTAAGATAAGTGCAAAATATTTTTTCATTCTTTCGTCTTGCGACATTTTCCCTTGGGCCCCGCCCCCTGATTGTTTTGAATTTTCGTACTGTGCCAATAC